ACACCCGATACACGGTCAATGTCAGCAATAATGGTTCCAGTTTGGTCATAAAAGTCTGGTGGGTTAATCAACGCAGGGAAGTTAGCCACTACACCACTTAGGGCATCATCGCTGATTACGGGAACCATCACATTGTCGTCATCTGACTCCAATGCTGCACGACCCATACCATCAAACGCCGACTCCTTGTATAGATATTTGCGTGAATACTTTTTACGGTGATTCATCATCTGTGTGCGAGTTTCGTTCAACTCTTTTTGTAGCGGCTCAATGGATTCCAAGTCACCAATCGGATAGAAATGGTCAGGGACATCATAATTACGCAACATAACAAAAGGTTGACCAAACGAATAAGGCATCGCTGTTGGTTTCACCAAAAAGTTCTCTGCACCCTCACAGAACACAGACATTGACTTGTGGGCAACATCATAAAACTCAAAAATTTCGGCATACCCCTCATTTTTGTCGTTAATTTTCTTGCGGCTTGGGTCATCA